GAGACGGACAAAGGCCAGGACTTGTATTTGGACGCAGGCTACGAGTCGAAGGACAAGGAAGTTGAGGAATGTGGCATGCGCCCAATAATCTGCGAGAAGGGACACCGTAACCATCCGCTTACGGACGGGCAGGGGCGCAGCAACCGCACGAGGTCCAAGTCGAGATGCCGTATAGAGCACATCTTCGGCTTCATCGAGGGACCCATGAACGGCTCGCTCGTGAGAAGCATTGGTATAATGAGAGCCAAGGCCGCAAGTGCATTGACGTTTCTTGTGTACAACATCTTCAGGTACACCCAAATCTGCAAGTACCAGCCAAAACTTATCAATGCAATCAAGGGATAACTATGCCCTTTTGCGAGATTCTTAATAAAAAATGTAAAAAATGAGTGGATAAAGACACTTTGAGTTAGATGATAGGACTTGGTTGACAAGTCGTGTTCCGAGAATAAGGCATTCGAGGAACTGATGACACTCGAATTTACGAATTTATAGAACCTACCGTAAGAGAAATGACAAGGTTCGGTCTTGACGGCGAGAGCGTCCGCAAGGCTTCGATAAAGATGAACATAACACCCCAAGAGGTTGCGGAAAGCTATATCCGCACTTGCTATGGATGTCCTGCGGAGCAGGCTAAGGAGGTGGTGGAATACTTTACATTTTAAAGGAGAGCCGAGAACATCGGCTACTCCTCTACAAACTGTAATAGTATTTCCTAATTTTCTGCGCCATCAGCTTCCTGCGCTCCGCAAGGAACGTGTCGTAATCCGAGAAATCCATTTCAATGACAGCTTCGGGGATGCAGTTTTCGCTTAGGTTTGCTTTCAGCGTTTCTGTGTCGGAGATGTTGCCGTAAACTGCTTTCCACTCCTCGCACCCATTCAAGGCTTTCTTGAAATATATGTTTGGCGCATCGTCGCCCACGGCTTTGTTCACCTGCGTGTCAAGATAGGTGAAATTCGCTATTTGGTTGTATTTCGTCCTCTGCTCTATGCCGTTCCTTATCAGGTATTTCTTTGGGAAGATGTGATGCACGTCGCCTATGATTGTTATCAAGTCGCTTATTTTGCTTCCGTTCAAGAACAGAGAGCTATCCCCAAAGAACACTTGTGCAGCGATGAACACGTTGAAGTAAGGGCTGCTTATTACGGATGTTTCCAGAGATTGCACAAGCCCAGTAGTCCAAAACGCTTCGGACAGCTCCGCTGCTTCTATGTCTGCGAGGAACTGCGCAAACCCTATCTCCTTGATGCGGCGTATGTCTTGCTCCATTATGGTTTCTGAAGAAGAGCTGTATCTGCCTGTGAGAGTGGTGAGAACAAACCACCTCATAACATAATGCTTGATAGAAGCTTTGTCAATGGACGGGTCGGAATTGAGACGTAGATAGAGCATATATGCGAAGTCAAGTGTTGCCGATGAGTTGATGAGTTTCTTTGCGATGAACCCTGCCGACTTGATTGCAAGCACGAAATTGGTGAAAGAATACTCGGTCATAAAGTCAAGAACGCCGTCAGACATAAGTATGAACGTCTGTTCGGCTATTTCCTCTCTGTTTTCCCTCGCTTCAAAGTCCCTGCCCTCAAGCAGGCTCACGAGGTCTTTTATCTTGGCACGGTCGAACTTGTGCATAAACACCGTCCTGATGATGTCGTTATAGTCGGGGTCAAAGACTTCCTCTTTATCGTCTTTCAGCCATTTCAGCTTGCTTGCATACGAAGTTCCCATGAAGTCCTTGTCGTTGCACATCTCGGAGTACCAGTCGGGCTGTAACGCCAAGTGGGAAAAGTAGTCTATCGCCTTGCGCAGCGTGTTCCCTCCGAACTTCTCGTTTGCCGCCATTTTCGACATTACGAAGTCTGTTTGGTTCAGCTTTGCGCCTTGACGGTTGATGCGGACGAAGATTTCCGTCACGTCGTCAACGGAAAGGTCTTTGTGAAGCTCTATAACACCTATTTGCTGCTCCTTGATTTGAATGAGCTTTTTGATTCTTCTCTCAAGCTCATCAAGCTCTACTTCGGAAAGCTCTGCATTTTGGGCGTGGTATTCCTTGATGAACCGCCGTGAGCTGAAGTCGGAATTGAACAAAACCGAAATATCTGCTATCCAACGTTTGTTTTTGGTTTTAGACCCTTGTACTTCAAACATACTATCTTTGTTTGGCTCGGGAAAAGGATTGAAAGAAATGGTTATTGATTTCTCCTCGAAACTCTCACCGACCACTTTGCTGCCCATAAGTGCAGCCTTCAGTGCCGTGATACGTTGTTGACCGTCAATCAGTATCTTTTTCCCTTCAACTTCGCCACCTCCCTTTAGTTTCAGATTTGGGTTTTGAGAAACGATGATATATCCCACAGGGTAGCCTTTGTAAAGGGAGTCTATAAGGTCTCTCACCTTTGTGCTATCCCACACGAAAGGGCGCTGTATTTCGGGGATTTTTATCTCGTCATTCTCGATGTAGTTTAGGATGCTACTAAGTTTGATGTCCCGAACATCGTATTTGCTTTCTTCTTGCATAGAATTATGTTTTTAGGTTTACGAGTTCACAAAGTTACTGCAAAAGTGCCGTGTTGAGTTGTTTTGTGATGATATAGAATGTTAATTGTGATGAAAAGAATGTTAATAATGGGAGGGGTATTTGAGAAACAAATATTAAAATGTAACTTTGCGGCATTAATAAACTCAAATACACAAGAATTATGGCAAGAGCAAAAGGCGCAGTCAGTGGTATCGATAAGCAGACATACAAATCTACTGGCAACGGAAAGTGGGAACTTGACGGAGGAAGTGGGAAATACGGTTATGTGACAATATTAAAAACCGATAACCTCTACAAGGATTACGACGGTGTAAAGCATATCTATGAAGTGAGTGTAGTATCGGCAGACTTCGAGAAGCATGCAGACAACAAATTTTATGACGGCTTTGTCCAAGCGAAGAGATGGGGCAAGGAAAGGCTGAAGGAGTTCAACAAATAAAGGCTGCTTTGATAAGCATTCTTTAAGTTAAAGCGGTATATAGGTTAAACAATGTCAAGCAAAGGTATTTTTAGCCTACATACTCTTTGTTTTTTTAATACTTTTGACCACCTTTGCAACTGGAAATAAGGCTATGGAACATAGGAGAAAGCAAGGAGAAGAAATCGGTTAATCATTTTTAACTGAAAATATTTCCGTATATCGTACTTTATACCTACCTTTGCAATTGGTTAAAAGATAATGGTAATCCATTTCGCAGGGCAAGCGGTCAAGTTGCTCAATGGAAGTTGGGCATTTTTTTATGTCCATCCTATAATATAAGGCGGTTGCCTATTGCGTAAAGAACGTGACGCTCTACGGAGTGGATGCTGTTATCTTTTGACCAGCGCAATATGGCAGCCGCTTTTTCCTGTGCCTATCACGTTCATAAAATGGTCAAAAGAAATGAACGAATTAGTTTTTACGAGCAACGGTAAAGACGTTACGACTTCCTTGCTTGTGGCAGAGGTGTTCGGAAGAGCACACAAGAGTGTATTGAGAGACATCGAAAGGCTCTCATGTTCAGAGCAATTCAATCGGCACAATTTTGTGCCGATTACTTACACCGATAGTCGCGGGCGCGAGCAGAAAGCCTACGAGATGACAAAGGACGGCTTCAGCTTCCTTGTCATGGGTTACACAGGCGCGAAGGCATCGGAGTTCAAGGAACGCTTCATCAACGAGTTCAACAAGCGCGAGCTGATGCTCAAGGACGATGATTATATCCTCGCCCGCTCGCAAGAAATCCTGCAAAAGAGGATTGCCCTCGCAGAGAACCGCATCGCCCAGCTCGAAGCCGAGAGCAGACAGCAGCAAGCCCAAATCGAAAGCAAGGACGAGACAATCAACCTGCAAAAGGGCGAGTTGGAGAAAGCAGCCCCGAAGGTGAGCTACTACGACGACGTGCTTCAGTCCACGAACACGATGACGTTCTACCGCCTTGAGTTCAGACGCAAGGAATGGAAACAAACTTTATGATAGAACAAATGGAGGTAAGATAATGGAAACAATATACACAAATTTTGTAAAAGTAAGAGATGTACATGGAAGTGTGGTGTGCGTCAACCGCAAATACATCACACAAATAGAGACAGACGGCGACAAAATCTTTGTACGCGGAGTGCAAGGACTGTATGTCGAACTGGACAAGGAACTGTACACGATAGAGGAAATAGTCACTGGCGGTTATGACCTCATCCGTGAAAGCAAGCCAAAGGTTGAGGAAAAAACCGAAACGGAAAGCCGCAACCCGCAACCCGCGAAGGAAGAAGTGAACCGCCCGCCATTGCCCGAAGAAAACACGAAGGAACGTGCAAGGCTGTGGGTCGCCTGTGGCGGCAGGGTCTCAAAGCGTTACGGCTGGGGCTGGAAAGGCGCGGAGCAAAAGGCAATATCAAAGGACGAGGCAATGGAACTGCTGCCCGAATACGACTTCGGCAAAGGCTTTTATATGCTCACGTGGACTTACTACGAGGATATGCCCTGCCTGTGCTTCAACGAACTGTCAGTAAACGATATGGAGTAAAACGATTATGAGCATATTCACAAACAACCCCGACTTCTACCCCACGCCCGATGAGGTCATCGAGCAAATGATGATGGGCGAGGAAACAGTAGGGCAGACGATACTTGAGCCGTCTGCGGGGAAAGGAAACATCGTGGACTGGCTGAAAGGCCACGGAGCGAATGTCATAGCCTGCGAGAACGACCCGAACATACGGAGGCTGCTTGACGGCAAGTGCGAGATAATAGCCGACGACTTCCTCACCGTCACGGCGGAGCAGGTGAGCCACGTCAACCAGATAGTTATGAACCCGCCGTTCAGCCACGGAGCGGAGCATATCATCCACGCATGGGAAATAGCTCCAGCAGGATGCGTGATAACGGCGTTGTGCAACTCGGACAACCTCTATCACAGCTGTTGGTACAAGAACGAGAAATACGACAGGCTGAAGGAACTCATCGAACTGCACGGACGGAGCGAAAGCCTCGGCGATGCGTTCAAGACGGCGGAGCGGAGGACGTACTGCCACGTGTCATTAGTGAAACTCTACAAGGAGGGCAGCGGCGAGAACGAGTTCGACGGCTATTTCTTCTCGGAGTTTGACGAGGACGACAACAGCAACACGCGGGAAGGCCTCATGGAGTACAACGTAGTCCGAGACCTCGTAAACCGCTATGCCTCGGCAGTGAAGATGTTCGACACCGTGAAGGGAATGGCGGACAAGATAAACGAGACGGCGAGCGCGGACAACAGCCCTTACGGCTACATCCCCATAAAGTTCACGGCGGTCACGGCGCAAGGACACGAGACAACGGTGACACACGACCAGTACAAGAAGGAACTGCAAAAGTACTACTGGCGCATAATCTTTGGCAAGCTCAACATAGAGAAATACTCAACCGAGACCTTGCGGCAGCAGCTCAACAAGTTCATCGAGCAGCAGAGCAACATACCGTTCACGATGAGGAACGTGTACCGTATGCTTGAGGTCATCGTGGGAACTAACGGCCAAAGGATGAAGACCGCCCTGTCGGACGCTTTCGACTTGATTTGCTCCTTCTCGGCAGAGAACAGCACGGCGGGCGAGAAATGGAAAACCAACGCCAACTACATGGTGAACAAGAAGTTCATCGTCCCGTATGTGTGCAAGGGCTATGATTATAGCAACCGCCCAGAGCCGTATATAAGGCTGGACTACAACGGATATTCGGAGAAGTTGAGCGATGTGGCAAAGGCTCTTTGCTATATCACAGGCACGGACTACTCACAGATTGGCAGCCTATGGGGAAATGTGGAGAACGGCGTCTGGCATCGTCCGTGGGGCGAGTGGTTCAACTGGGGATTCTTCCGCTGCAAGGGCTACAAGAAAGGCACGATGCACTTCGAGTTCCTTGACGAGGACGTGTGGTTCAAGTTCAACTACGAGTGCGCTAAGGCAAAAGGCTGGGCGTTGCCGAAGAAAACCCCGAAACCGTCAAGGAAGAAGAAACAAGAGACGCAAATGGATATGTTCAAGGAGGCATAAATATGGAGAAAAGAGTATTATTAAGACGATTGGAGTACCTACTTGACAAGTTGCGCTCCGACATAGAATATGACATCAACAAGGTCATCGAAAGCGGTTGTGTCGACATTGAGCAAGCGGATAACGACTACAAGCTGCCCGAGGCGGTGTTCCACGCCGTAAGCGGCACAAATAAGAACGCCGCATGGCACACCCTCACGGCATTGCAAGAGTATTCACATTTGATAGACTGCCTGACAAAGGCTGACAACCAACTAACGGATTAAGACTATGATAGAGACAGATTTCAAGAAAGGTTTGGTGGAAGCGCAGAAGAGCTATTTCACCTCGAACATTACGGACGATGAGATATTCGAGCTGAACATGGAGATACTTGGAGGCATGGTGCATACCATGCTGGCAGATTACAGTTTGTCCACGCTTGTAAAAGTGTTGAGCTACTACCTTATCAACAGTGTTGGCAATTACGAGACTAAGGAGAAAACAAGCGAGGAAATAAGTAAATTTATAGAGTTTGCAAACACGGTGAAGGTCAATAGTACGGAGCTGCTTGTGTTCGACGCTGCCCTTATGGGCTTCCAAGAACAGTGAAAAGGGGTGAGGGCGTTCCCTTTCGGAACGTCCCTTTCCCACTCCCAAAAGTTAGCCAAAGTTAAGTAATAAAGTTATTGGAACTCAATAAGTTAAACAAAGTTACAGCTAGAAAAATACTTGTTTGAAAATTTGGTCAATTCACAAAAAATGACTACCTTTGCACTGTAATAAAAAAAATATCATTCATTTAAAAAAATAGGAGAAATTAAAATGGCAGCAATTCTTTTCAAAAACGGAAGTTGTTACAACAGAGGTAACATAAAAACGCTGTTCAAAGGAAGCAGCGTAGAAGTCGGGAATGAATTCCGCAAACTCTTTGATAGAGCTAAGTCAAAGGGTTTTAGGATGGCAGGAAGAGGCATTGGAGATGACGGAGTAACTATCATTCTCTCCAATGGTAAAATCACGACAAACATTTTCATATGCGAGACAGAGAAAGAAGAGAAGCTAGTAAAATTCTATTACGACACAAAGTATGAAAACATACATTGCATTGAATTGGATAAAATTAACTAATATGACAACAGATAGATTAATAAAAAAAGTGGTAAAGGCCATCAAGGACGGGAACCACTCGACAAGAGAGATAATGGTAGCTTGCAAGGCTGAACCATTCTACGAGATGTTTTGCGAAGCAATCGCCATTCTCGAAATACAGGACAAAATCACATATAAAGGGCTAGAAATAGGATATATAATAAAATAAGGCTATGTCTTAATCTTTATTGGAAGATACTCTTGGAGCTACGGCGCCCTCAAGAAAACAAGCAGAAGAGGTAAGAAAATATCTATAAATTGCCTCTTTCTGCTAGGTAAGTGTTAAAAATAAGTTAAATAATTCAATCTTTATTTGTTATTCAAATAATATTATTACCTTTGCAAATGAAAATATATACAAGCTATTTCGGAAAAGCCTCGAAACTCGTCAAGGCGGGTTTAAAAATAATAAGCGTAGCAAGGTATCAGCCAAGGTTCTTGCCGAGTATACCTAAGCTACTAAACGTTGCACCGACGCCTTTCATGCTATCGGACAGATGCTCAGAGGAACAGTATTTGACGATGTATGATAACATCCTCGCTCATCTCAATGCGGATGACGTGATAAGAGATATAGAGAGGATAAGCAATGGTTCGGATGTTGCCCTCTGTTGTTACGAGAAGCCTATGGATTTCTGCCACCGCCACATTTTGGCAAAATGGCTAACGAAACAAACAGGGATAGAGGTAAAAGAGTTCGAGGACAAAAAAATACAGCTTGATTTATTTGGATAGATAAGCGGTGATAGTTCAACGGTCAGAACAGTTGCATTCCAGTAAAAGATTGAGGTTCGACTCCTCAACGCCGCTCTAAAATAAGGAATCCGTATTATGAGCGATTACAGAAACACCTACTCTTTATCTTTGGACTATCTTGAAGAGATAAAGGGCAATGAGAGAGAATATCTCAATAATCCTGCCGAATGCTTGCAATCAGACGAAGAGGACATTATCAGATGTTTGGCTTCGGGATGCAGCCTCGGCATTTTCTGTAAGGGGTCACTAATCGCTTATTCACTCGCATACTTTACCGATTACGGAACGGCATACGTTGACAAGTGTTTTGTCGTGCCACAGTTCCGTGGCAACGGCTACCAATACAAATTGTTGGAGAAGCAGATAGAGAAACTGCAAAGCAAAGGCGTTAGGGATGTGTACGCCATGACATCGCCCTCCAACATTGCAAGCAAGAAGAGTTTTGAGAAAGCTGGCTTCCGTTATTTAAGGGAAACTGTTTGCCATGGCGAAAAGCGTATAATCCTAAAAGTGGAGTTATGAGAGTAGTCGTATATACGGATAACATAAAATCCAACATAAGGAAAGCCGAAAGGTTGGTAAATAAGCCAATTTCGTTGATTTTCAAGGATTATTACGAGGATGTTTACTCTCACATCGGCGAGAGCGAAAGGAAGATTTTTGGAAGAAACGAGGGTATCTGCTTCTCGATAGGCAAAGCCACGGAGAAGAATGCAGGTGCGATGGTCACGACCGTTCTTGAAGGCATACGGTGCATAAAGGGGTTGGGGCTGAAAGAGCTTTACATTCCCATAAACGCCTACGACAACAGAGAGGGTCTTTCGGTTTATGATACCGACATCCTCGCGAGAACGTTGAAGTCCATAGACAAAGAAACAAATGTCTATGGGATGATAACGTGCGGTTGCCTTAATTGCAACCACCCCGAATTGTCGGAGATGAACGAGATGTGGGAGAAGCTGCAATCGAGCATCGAAGCAATAAGTCTTGGCGGCTCTTTTTGGTTAGACAAAGGAGAGCTTCCCTCGTATATAAGCGATGTTCGGATAGGCGAGTATATGTTATTGGGGACTATCCCCTATTCAAGCGACACGGAGAAAAGGGGTGAGAACGGCATTGAGATAGAGGCAAAGATAGTCGGTGTCTATCCCGAAAGAGGGCAACTCCTTATTGATTGCGGTTATTCTGTAGCTGACGTAAAGGATTGCAGGACATTGGACACCGCTCTCCAATATCAGTACAGCTCAAGCGAATACACTATATATGCCGCTCCCGACGTGTCGAGTTATCGCCTCGGCGAGACGGTCAGACTAATCTCAAACTACTATAGTTTGGTAAAGATGAGGAATGCAGCGTATGAATACAGGTAGTTGGGATGAGTACATAGCGAAGCGTACTTTCGGCTTTGAACTTGAGTTTGCCGATGGCGACAAGAACCAAATGAAGTTGCCGAGGGGTTATAAGTGGACGGACAATAAGATGACCATGATGAACAACTCGGATGGCTCTGCCGTCACGCATCACAGTCAGTTCGGAGGAGAGATAAACACGCGCCCTTATCACTACTGCGAGGAAGATTTGCAAGAGCTGAAAGACTTCATACAGATGATGAGGGATGCAGGCTCGTATCTTATGTGGAACGAGGGTTTTGATGCCCACTTCTACGTTAAGGATATGGATTTGTCGGTATTGAAGCGTTTGTTCGCCCTCTCCTATTATACGGCGATGCCGATAAAGAAAATCTTTGACTGCCCAGAGTGGTGGGAGACAAAATACCTCGTTCCCTCTCCGACATGGGAGGTGACGAAGAAAGTGTTGGAGTCGGATGACTTGGAACACTTACTGAAGATTTTTTCCAACGGCTCGGACAGGGGGTATATTCGGTATTGGCTAAACCTCTGCTCGATAGAGAAGATAGGAACGATAGAGTTTAGGATTTTCAATTCCTCTTGGGACTTCGAGAAAGTCCACGAGACGATAAAGTTCATGTATTCGTTTGTTGAATATGCCTACAAGCACGAGGATATTGAAGAATATAAGTCTCTCACCACGGTAGAGAAATGCCTTGAAGCGTTCCATATCGACTATTCCAAAGTTCCACAGCGGCACAAACCGCTATTGTGGGCGGCGGAACACTCCGACAATGTTACGGTAGTAGGCACGATGTTCAAGAAAACGAACAGAATGCTGTCGTTCATCAAGAAAGAAGCTGCAAAGTTCGATGTGGCGCACGTGGTGAACTCCTATTACTTGGATATTGAGCAAATACTGACAAACAGGAGGATAGTTGTTTACACGAAAGAGTATTTCATCTATGTACTCTACAAGGCTATAAAGGGCGATATAAAGGAACTTCGGTTTGTGGATGATTATAACTACTTGGATATAAAATCAGACCACCCAGAAGAGGTTTTAGCTAACATTTTCCTCTTTAACTCCATTAAAAAGCATAAGAACTCGGATGACATATACCATAAGTCCTTGTATGAGGACTTTATCATGCGTCTTGACTACTACAAGAAGAAATACACAGAAAGGTACAAGAAGCTCGTAGATACAATCAAAGGCAAGGACGTGGAAGTCCGTTATAGTGCAGATGTTATTGACGCTATTGCTAACTGTGGCAATGAGGACATTCTTATCTATCAGAACGAGTTTCATTCGGGTATGAAAGCCACAAGCAACGCCTTGAAACGCTGCTTATTGGATGATTACGGATGGCAAGACAGGCAACCCACGAAGTATTCAGCGGTCAACGAGGATGCCGTTAATTACATTCTCCTCTCCCAACATGGGTTTATGGGAAGAAGAGAGGTGTTCAAAGACCAACGGATGTACATCTATTCCAATATATCGGATAGTGGAGACAACTGTTTTAACAAGCGAACGATAATCCCACTGCAATACAAGAGACTGCCGACCGACTATGTTTTGACGAAGAAGAGCAAACTACGTTTTATGCGTGCGCAGATGGGGGAGATTGACTATTTGAGGATGATATACCTAAAAAAGGGTATCATTCTCGGCAGTGCGCCATTCTGTTACCTTTGGTTTATCGATGGCTATGTGTTCGGGGCTTGTATGTTCGACTTCTTGAAAGTCAACAAATATGGAATGGATGCCGTATGGATGAAGAGCGATTTCGTCATAGACCACCCAATCCCGAAATTAAGCAAGCTGCTGATTATGGCGGTACTCTCCACTGAATTTAAGGAAGAGTTGGAGATACGCTATAAGCATGAGGTAGGCACAATAGCTACATCCGTGTTTACGGACAAGCCTGTGTCATCTAAATACAGAGGAGTGTTCACTCTCTATGAGCGAGCCGTGGGCAAGCTCCATTACATACAGGATGCAGGCAACCGTGGTGGCATAGACAGCATTATGAAGCAGTTCGTAGCCAAATACGGCAAAGAGCCGAGAAAGGAATGAGTATGGAGATAAAAGGCAAGGTGCATTGTTTCTTCGAGCAATCGGGAACGTTCAAGAACGAGTTCCGAAAGCTCGGCATTCCTGCGGCGGACTACGACATCCAAAATGAATATGGTCAAACGGATTATAAGATAGACCTTTTCAAGGAGATAGAGAACGCCTACAAAGGAGGAACAAGCGTCTTTGACGAGATAGGCAGCGACGATTTGATAATAGCGTTCTTTCCTTGCATTTATTTCTGTGCTTTGAGTCAGATGAACCTTTATTTTGATTCGCACAACAACAGAAACCTTACAGTAAGGCAGAAAGCGGAAGCAGTCATTCAGCGTTCACAAAACAGAGAGAGTTATTTCCGAAAGTGCGTGGAGATGATTTCTGTGGCGATGGAAAGGAATATCCCCTTAATTATGGAAAATCCGTGGAGTGAGCAGACGTTCTTGAAATCGAACTTCATCGCCGCGCCTGCGTACATAGACATGAACAGAATGGAGCGTGGCGACTTCGTCAAGCCAACGGCATATTGGTATTTCGGTTGCGAGCCTACGCAAGGGTTCACGCGGCAAAACGACAAGAAGGAAAAGACCATACTTGGAATAGCACCAAGCGGCCTCGCAGGAGTATGCGACAAGGTGCGCTCGTCAATAAGTCCCGACTACGCGAGAGACTTCATCTGTGACAAGATTGTAGGTAAGAGACAAAAGGTGGAACAAACAGAACTATTCAATATATGAAGAAATTCCAAATCAAGGAGGTGCAGTTATCCTCCGTAAAACTGATAAAGAAGAACGCGCGGTTCATGGAGCAGTCGATGTTCAATCAGCTTGTGGCAAACATCCGCAGGGATGGACAGTTGAGCAGCGTGCCTTTCTGTGTGGAGAACAACGATGGGACATACACGGTGGTAAGCGGCAACCACAGAATACAGGCTGCAAAGATGGCTGGGCTGACATCGTGTCCCATTCTGTACATAAACGAGAACGACATCACGAATGACGAAATCAGGGCAATTCAGTTGAGCGCGAACTCCATTAGTGGGCAGGATGACCAAGAGATACTGAAAGAGCTTTTGGATGAGATTACTGACGTGGCTTTGAAAGAATACGCCCATATCAGCAATGAGGTATTAGAGAACGTAAAGGACATCAGCTATTCGGTGGAAATGCCGAGCAACGAGATTATCCCTGTGACGTTTATGTTCCTCTCTACACAAAAACTTCTTTTTGATAAGTTGATGGACGTATTGGCGAACTATACGGAGAGGGAGATTGAGGGTATGACATTGCTCGATATGGAAACCCTCAAACGCTTGAATGAAGTCAGTGCAAAAGTATCGGAGAAATACAAGATAAAATCGCAAGCATTAAGCATTTGTAAGATGCTTGAAATCGTCAACGATTTAATAGAAGGAGGCAAAGATGAGCAGAGCGGAAAACGTGAAAAAGAAAACGGCTGAGATGCAAGAGCGTTTCTTGCAAGCATTAGAAAAACGAATGCTGAACGTATCGGCAGCCTGCGAGGTTGCAGGTTGTACTCGTATGAGCGCATACAATTGGAAGAATAAAGACGAAGCCTTTGCGCAGAGGTGGCATGACGTAGAAGAAAACTTTTATGATAAGTTAGAGACAACGATGTTCGCAAAGGCTTTGTCGGAGCAGGATAACACCATGCTTATATGGTTGAGCAAGACGAAGATGAAACACCGTGGCTACGTCGAAAAGACGGAGATTGACGCAAACGTCAACACCTTTGAGCAGTTCATGCGCAGCCTGCCAGACAACCCAGAGGACTTGGACAAGAAGTGAACAACGATAAGGCACATAGGTATATGGAATATTGGCGGGCGGACTGGAACAGGTTCGTCCGCGATGTTCTTGGCGCACGTCTTGACAGAGAGCAGCAGAAGATAATCACCTCTGTTCAGTATAACAAGATGACAGCTGTGGCGAGTGGAACTGCGAGAGGAAAGGACTTCACCGCCGCTTGTGCCGCCATGTGCTTTATGTATCTCACTCCAGTCATCGACGAGAACGGCAATATGATTGCCAACACGAAGATAGCGTTGACAGCACCCACTGGCCATCAGGTTCAAGAGATTATGATGCCAGAGTTGGCTCGGCAGTTCAACAATGCAGGTTTCTTGCCCGGTAGGATGATAGCCAATGGCATAAGGACTGATAGGAAAGAATGGTTCTTGACTGGCTTTAAGTCGGATGACAACAATATGGAGGCGTGGTCGGGCTTTCACGCCGTGAACACGATGTTCGTTGTTACGGAGGCTTCGGGCATATCGGAAACCGTCTATCAAGCCATAGAGGGAAACCTGCAAGGAAATTCTCGCCTTTTGTTGGTGTTCAATCCAAACAACACCACTGGTTATGCCGCAAGGGCGATGACGAGCGACCGCTTCGCCAAGTTCCGTTTGAGCAGCCTAAACGCCGAGAACGTGGTAATGAAAGAAATCGTGTTCCCCGGTCAGGTGGACTACGAATGGGTGCAAGACAAAGTGCAGCATTGGTGTATGCCAGTGAGCGAACACGACTTTAACGAGGGAGAGGGAGATTTCAAGTGGGAGGGTGGGTTCTACCGTCCTAACGACTTGTTTAGGGTAAAGGTCTTGGGGCTGTTCCCGCGAGTTTCCACCGATGTACTCATTCCTTATGATTGGATTTCGATAGCGAACAAGCGGTGGACGGACTTGAAAGAATGCGGCTTTGTCCCGAAGAAGTCTTGTAGGCTCGGTGTTGACGTTGCAGGTATGGGACGAGACAGTTCCGTCCTTTGCCCTCGTTATGGCAATTTCGTTGACGAGTTCCTGCTTCATCAATCGGCAGGACAAGCAGACCATATGCACGTCGCTGGTATGTGTTCGCAATACTTGAAAGACAAGAAAGCCAAAGCGTTCATTGATACCATCGGCGAGGGTGCAGGTCTTTTCTCGCGGCTTCTTGAGATGGGTTTCAAAAACGCCTATTCTTGCAAGTTCTCGGAGGGTGCGAATGGCTTGAAGGACAACACAGGACAGTATGAGTTCGCCAATATGCGTGCTTACTTGTTTTGGGCTGTAAGGGATTGGCTCGACCCGAAGAATGGCTTTGGTGCGGCGTTGCCGCCTTGCGACCAGTTGGCGGAGGAGTTGACTAACATCCACTGGAAGTTCCAGAGTAGCGGGAAGATTATCATTGAAGAAAAGGACAATATCAAGGCACGCATAAAGCGTTCGCCCGACTGGTCGGACAGCTTGGCAAACACGTTCTATCCTCATGACTATGACTTCTCGAATGATGCCGAAATGTTCCAGATGTTTTTGCGATAGATTTTCTATGTTTAGTTATATCTGATGGTGTTGCTTGTGAAAGTAGCACCATTTTTTTTTCAAAAGTTAGCCAAAGTTAAGTAATAAAGTTATTGGAACTCAATAAGTTAAACAAAGTTACAGCTAGAAAAATACTTGTTTAAAAATTTGGTCAATTCACAAAAAATGACTACCTTTGCACTGTAATAAAAAAAATATCATTCATTTAAAAAAATAGGAGACAATGACTACAAATTTCAAATCGGAGCTTTCAAAAATAATGAAACTCGCTTGGCAGATGGTTAAACGTAACGGCTTCACAATGTCGGAGGCTTTGAAGAAGGCTTGGGCAAATATCAAGCTCAAGGCTCGGATGCACAATGGTATCGTCAAGTTCCACTTCCAGAAGGTTGACGGCTTGGTAAGGGAAGCCTATGGAACACTGGTCGAGAGCTACTTCCCCGCGTTCAAAGGTGACGCGAGAAAGGCTAACGACACACTCACAACCTACTACGATACGGAAAAGCAAGGTTGGAGATGTTTCAAAGTTGCCAACTTGATATACTAACACATTAAAGGAGATAACGAGATGACCACTTATAACAAACTCCAAAAGGCTGCCAAGACGTTTATACAGCTCTATAATGAGTTATATGAAAGTTGGTTTAATTACCAACATGGCAGTAAGAAAAAATCTGATAAGCAATCGCACCAAAAGGTTATGGAGCAAAAACAGAAATTTATGCTTTGCTACTTTGATTATTGGGGATTGCCAATAGAACCTATCGGAGAATTAGATATTGCTGATTATGAACTTGCAGAGGCATTCATTTAAAAACAAAAATTATGGACGCAGATTTTATTTTAAAAGTTATTGAATTACAAAAAGCTAATATAATATACTAAACATATAAAAATGATTACACGAGAAAAAGTACAAGAAGTGGCAAAAGCCTTTTTAAGCACCGCTGACGAGCTAAACGAGGGGGTGTCTAACTACCTAAACGGAAGCGACGAAAAGCGCGACACAGAAGCCTACAATAAGGTTAAGGAATTGAACAGGGTCTTTCTTCAATACTACTGTGAGTATTGTGGAGAGCCGATGATGAAACCTAATCTCGATTACGAACTCGCGGAACAATTTGTCTAACAAACATAGAAAAATATGGATTACAAAGAAGCAAAGAGTATGCATCCCGAACATATGATATTGGTTCGGTGCGGTCAGTTCTATCTGATATACGGAAAAGACGCAGAAGACGCAATACGCATCTTAAACCTCGCCCCTACGCAAGACAGCAAAAGGAGAATATATAGCGGGATTTCCTTATGGTTGTGTAGATGAATATCTGCCTAAGTGGGTTAAGGCAGGAAAGAAAGTGGGGGTATTGGAAAGCTATGACAAAGACAAGCACGGCGATATGCCTATTCAGAAGAGGCGAGTACGGCAAGGCATACTCCATATTCAGAACGTTCAGAATGGGCTTCGGGAAGTCCGACATGAGAACGATAGAAATAGCGAGTGATTGCTTGAACGGACACACAAACTACTACCAACAGTTAGGAATTGACGTACAAGAAGTCCTAAGTAACGCTAAGAGAGTAATAAAAGATAGATATAACCTCATATAGGTACATTTCAATTCTATGTTTTGCGAGGTGGCAATTTCGGTTGTCACCTCGTTTTTTTTTGTGAGATTATTTTGATTTCAAATATATTTTTATTATCTTTGCAAACGAAAGTGTATGAAGGCATACACCACGCAGATGTCGAAAAGACCGTTTCCTTTGGAACTCATGGTTTGCTGTGTGGGGTATTCTCAACACAGCAAATTTATTATTGGTTTAATTCAAAGGTTTATGAACTTAAAACAACAAATTTTGAAAGCGTTGAAACCAAAGGTGAGCGCATATGGGTTCAACAAGAAGGAGTTGCAGAGTGCCGCCGCAATTATTGCCGACAATCTGAGCTACGAAGACGATGCCTCGGAGGAAGACATACAGTCATCCATCAACGACAAGGTGGACGAGTATATGCCTTTGCTCAAGTTCGGTCAGTCACAGGCTAACCGCATCATCAACGAAAAGCGTATTTCCGAAGAAGAGGAAAAGGAAAAGGAAGAAGAGAAGAAACCTGCACCAGAGTCCGGAGAGAAGAAAGACGAGAAGCCCAAAGATGAGCAGAAGCCCGATGAAAAGCCGAAAGACGAACAGCCAGCATGGGCGAAAGCCTTTATGGAAAAGCTGTCAGCTCTTGACGAGACTGTCGGCACTCTGAAATCAGACCTCGGAACTTTCAAGGCAGAGAAGACTGCGCAGGGTAGGACGAAGAAGATGCAAGAGTTGCTGAAAGACGCAGGGGCGTTTGGCACTTCCGCCCTATCCACGTTCTCTCGCCTCTCATTCAAGGACGATGACGATTTCAACGCTTACTACGAAGAAACGAAGAACAATCTCGACGCTTTCAAGAAAGAGCAGGTAGAGAAAGGTCTTGACATCACGCCTCCAGGAGGTAGCGAGAAGAAGCAAGAGGTACGGGAAATCACCGACAAGCAGCTTGAAGACATTGCGGCAATGTTCTGATAAAGGAATCATTAACTTTTAATTTTAACATTTATGGGAGCAATCGCAGATTTAGGAAAGAGCATCGAGCAGGTGCATTTTGGTCTTGACTCCGTAGTCATTCGCAAGTATGACGCAGGTATTCAAGGCGGGCGTACCCTTGACGTGACAGGCTGGACGGAGAACACCATCAAGGCAGGTCACATCATCATCCATTCCACTTCCGACGATACGCTGTACAAGCCCATGCCTCTGAACGCAGATGCAGATGGCTATGGAACTCTGCCCGAAGGCTATGAGTATTGCGGCGTATTGGTAAGAAGCGTGCTAAAGGATGAGCCTTTGGCAGGCATCATGTACGCAGGTGAGGTTAACGATATGGCAAGTCCGTATCCAGTTGATGACATTAAGGGAACATTGAAGGAAGCTTTGCCTACCTTGGTGTTCCTGCATGACTAAGAAAGGAGGTAATTATGAGAGAATCACTATTTATTGAGTTTATAAGGAGTCTGTTCCCGAAGCTGTCCTCGCTTGTCGAGAAAATCAACGGAAAGAGGAACAAGCCGCTGACGTACCTGCACAAGACGATGTTGCGCAAGGAGTACTCGGCAGACCAGAAGTGGGAGAGCGCATCAATCGACACCACCTATGTTACTGCGGACATGGTGTCTATGGACAGTCCTCTGCCCATCAAGAAGAGAGACGCTATCGCTCACGCCAATGGTCGCCTTCCGAAGATAGGAATGATGAAAGTTTTGACCGAGAGCGACATCAACTCGTTGAACGTAATGAAAGCGCAGGGTGGGAACTACGCCGTCATCGCACAAAAATTGACCGCCGACGCGGTGGCTGGTTCGGTGTCGATAGATGAGAAGAACGAGGCGAACTTCCTTTGCGGTCTTTCCAATGGCTACATCCTCGTAGAGGACGCGGACAACGTTGGCACGGCACTGCGTGTGAAGTTCAACTACCTGCCAGAGAACTGCTTTGGTGTCGAGACGAAAGATTTCGTGTCTGAAAAGGACATCCAAAAGGTTCTTGACAAGGCGGACGCTGACAACAACAGCATCTCGGTTATCATGATGGCGTTGTCCCGCTACAACAAGATACGCCAGTCTGACTGGGCGAAGCAGCTTGTGGCGAACTATCGCGGCATCACCTATACCGACATCAAGGCTCTGCCTGTGCCTACGGCAAGTATCTTCGACGCTGCATTCTCCGACAACTTCAATGGGGTGTCAATCATCAAGGTTGACCGCTCCGTCATCTCGGAGAGGAACGGCGTGAGAAAGGCGTACAAGCCGTGGAACGCAGACAAATTGGTGTTCTTAACCGACGGCGACAACGTAGGTCGTTTGGTATGGGGTACTCTCGCGGAAAAGACGAACCCTGTTCCCGGTGTGGAGTATCAGACGCTCGACGATTTCAAGCTCGTCGCCAAGTTCTCGGAGACCAATCCTCTCAGAGAATGCACAAGCGTTCAAGCCCTCGTTCTTCCAGTCATTGAAAATATCGACCAAATTTATACTCTCGATGCATCGGAGGCGCAGGAGGTTGACACCACTGCCGAAGCAATGGACACTGATGACGTGAACATCACCGTGTGGGGTCAGACCTACGGCAAGGCAGGTATGATTGACGAGTTGAACAAGCTCGGCGCAGAACTGAAAGTGACCGCTACGGACGCGGAGGTGATAGATGCAATCAACGCATTGAATGATGACGATGAGGCCAAGCTGAATGCGAAGTTTCCTTCGGTAAGTCCTAACACGCTGTCGTTCACGAATGCTGCCGACAGCACAGGCAAGACCATCGGAGTGACCTCGAAGGGCAACTTCACGGTAACGTCGAGTGCTGACTGGGCGACCACTTCCGTAAACGGCAAGGTGGTGACCGTCACCGTAACAGCTAATACTGGCACGGCAAGGACTGGTTTTGTGACCATCAAGCAAGGCGAGCGTCAGGCAGTTGTCACCGTAACACAGGCAGGCGCATAAAAATGTGAGTGTATGAAGACAATCCTCGAAGCCCTCATTGACGATGTAAACTATCCGTTGCCGCAAGGCAAGATAGAGAACAAGTTGCTTGCGCGTGGACTAAGCGGTGATGATGAAGTCACGAGCGATGTCATCACGGGCAACGCATACAAGGGGGCTTTGGCGGATTGCCTTCAAGACGTGCTGATACAAGGCGTTAGCTTCTCCGAGGCGGACAAGAGCATAACTCTACTGTCTAACAAGGACAAGCGGTTGTTAGCGTACATTAACTCACTTTACAGTGCGATAGGCGAGGATGAGATAACTCTCGGCGAGCCTACCGTACATATAGGGAGGTAGGATGGCAGTATTGAAATTCAAGTCTCATCGTCTTTATTACTACGACTTGTCGGAGGGATATGAGGATGATAACGGCGACTATCACAAAGGCGAGCAAACGATTAATCCCAGACCGCTCGAATGTGATGCCGTTCCCGCAGGTAAAGCCGACGAGAGAACGTTTGAGGACGGAAAAGTGAGAAAATACTCATTCACTTGCTACCTTAAACCCAATGTAAGGGAGTTTCAGATTGGAGAAAAGGTAAGGCTCGAAAGGCATGGCAAAACCTATGAGTTCGAGGTGAAAGGTTACATGCCGTACCAACACCAGACGAAGGTATGGGTGGGATAAGGCTCACGACACCGATGAGCGCCGTAAAAGCCGAATTGGAAAAGGCGCAGCGCGAATACCTGCAAAAGGTGGTGAACGCGATGGCGTATCTCGGTGAGCAAGTAGTAACCATAGCGAGGAACAGGACACCCGAACAGAGCTGGCGAGACCACACGGGAAACCTACGAAGCTCCGTGGGCTATGTGATAGCACAAGACGGAGTGATAAGAAAGGAGTCCACATTCGCGCCAGTGATAAGCGGGACGAAAGGTTCTATTGAAGGCAGAAGCCTCGCTTACTCGGTAGCCTCGAAAAAGAGAGGAATAGTCCTCGTGGTCGTGGCAGGAATGAATTACGCCGACGTAGTGGAAGCCATAGACGGAAAGGATGTCCTCGCCACACCAGAGCTGTACGCGAGACAAAACTTGCAAAAGATACTCAAACAGTTGGGACTATGAAATCAGACATAGAGATAAAGGATGATGTTTACAAGTATATCAAAGGCTCGGAGCTTGAGAATGCTGTGAACGGTAAGCTGACGAAGAGGATAAGACCTGCAAATTCACGGAAAGAGGACATCGTGATAAAAGTGGTCGCCAACCTCAACGGTCAGATACAGGAAAGCACTGTTTACGTCAACATCTATGTACAGGACGACAATGTTACCTACGATGACGGACTATCCAACGGAAAGATTATTCAAAAGGAGGAGAACACGTCGCGTTTGAGGGAGCTTGCGGAAATATCGGCAAATCTCTTGGATATGCACAACGGCGGAGACTACAGGTGGGAACTGCAAGAGCAGAGGATACTTGAAAGCGACACCGAAGAGCATATAATATCAAATAAACTCATTTATTCACAAAACAACGAATAATTATGGCAGTTCTATCATGGGGTAAACCCACAATAAAGATAACGAAGCTCGGTGATGACACGGCAACGGCAGTCACACTCAAGACACCTGTCGAGGACAGCACGCAGCTGACGACATCCAAAGGCGACAAGACCGAGGCAAAGGTCGAGGGCGGCGGTATCGAAGCCGTGAAGTACAAGCGCAACACCTACGCGCTTGAGTTCACCATCCGTCTCGCCAAAGGAGAGAAAAAGCCGTTCGATGACATCGATGGCGTTATCTCTGGCGAGTGGAAGCTCGAACTCACGCCCGAAGCAAGTGACGCGGTAGGCATCACCATTCCGAGGTGCATCCTCTCGGTGGAGGACGCTTACACGTCCGCCGACGGTATCACGCTGAAGTACACAGCGGACGCAATGATACCAGAAGGGGATGGCACACAGGTTACTTATACTAACACAGGGTCATAGGTATTAGTTTAGGATAACACAATGAAGCACCAAGAGGACTATCAATCCTCGTCGGTGCTTCACCGTTTCATTATGGACATAAACACGGAGATAATAGATGTTCTTATAGACAGACCTATCGGATTTAAGGTAGGCGACGAACGCTTATGTCTCTACCCGCTAACTCTCGGTAAGTCACTCCTTATATCACGTTTCCTGTCGAAGTTAGACATCAAACAAGAAAACATCAAGATACAGCCCGAACTCGAAATGATAAGGGTCGTAGCCCAAAATAAAGACGATGTGCTGACAATACTTGCCTATCACACCTTACAAACAAAAGAACAAGTATTCAACACCGCATTAGTAGAAGAAAGGAAAGCCTTGTTATCTACTCTTGATAACGGCGACCTTACAACACTATTCCTTCAGACGCTGACAGCAGACAAGTTCAACATATACATCCACGAATTAGGCATAGACAGAGAAAGAGAGTTCATGAATAAGGCAATCAAAGTAAAAACCTCTTCCTCACTCTCTTTTAATGGGAAGTCTATGTATGGCACGCTCATAGACAAGGCTTGCGAGAAATATGGATGGACTTTCGATTATGTGGTGTGGGGCATTTCATACATGAACCTACGCCTTTTACTCGCAGACGCAATACAAACAGTCTATCTGTCAGAGGACGAACGCAAGAAATTACATATTCCCGATGATAGGGAAGTTATCAACGCCTCCGACCCAAAGAACGCTGAAAGGGTTAAAGAAATCCTCGGAAAATTCAATTAATATACAATATTTACACTATAAAAAGAAAAATCCGACAAACAGAACAATCCGCAAAATTTAGGATTAGGGAAAACCTTTACAAAAAACTACCATAGGCGGAAAGCAAAAACAAAAATTAACTAAAAGTATATTTGATTTTCAAATAGTTTTAGTAACTTTGCAACAAAATGAACTATGGCTGGATTAACGTTTGACATACGAGGCGACAATACTGACTTCAACCAGAAAATATCGGAGGTTCAGAATCAGATAACGAACACGGCTAAGATAGCTAGCGACCAAAGCGCAGCTATCGACGCTTTGTTTGGCAGGCTGTCGAGTGCCGCTGCAAAGTTCGGCATAAGCCTTTCGGCATTGGGTCTTGGAAACAGGATAATGCAAACGAGAGGTCAGTTCCAACAGCTAGAGATAGCCTTTAACACCATGCTTGGCAGTGCCGAAAAGGGTAACGCTTTGATGCAACAGCTAGTCCAAACGGCGGCTATCACTCCTTTTGACTTGAAAGGCGTGGCGCAAGGCGCAAAGCAGTTATTGGCATACGGAATAGCCGCAGACGAGGTAAATGAGACCATAACGAAGATTGGGGATATTGCCGCAGGTCTGTCAGTACCTCTTAATGACCTTATATATCTTTATGGAACTACAATGACGCAAGGGCGAATGTTTACACAAGACTTACGTCAGTTCCAAGGTCGAGGTGTGCCAATCGCCGATGCGTTGGCAAAGCAGATGGGTATTGCCAAGAACGCCGTTGGAGAAGCGGTAACCGCAGGAAAGGTTGACGCGCAAACTTTCAAGGCTGCCATAATGAGCCTTGCAAGCTCAGGAAGTCAGTTCGGAGGCTTGATGCAAGAGCAATCCAAATCCATCACAGGACAGATAAGCAATATAGAAGATGCGTTGGATGTCATGTTCAACGACATCGGTAAGTCCCAAGAAGGTTTAATCAATACTGGTTTGAGTTGGGTTAGCTCATTGGTAGAGAACTATGAAAGGGTCGGAAGAGTTCTTTTGGTAGCGGCAACTGCTTTTGGTACATATAAAGCCTCGTTGATAGCCACGCAAGCCATAGAGAAGTTGAAGAATAATTCCGCCATCGCAGGTCTTGAAGCTGAGATAACCGAAGTCAACAAGGAAATAGCTGCAAGAGAGAGATTGAATGGTGTTATCGCCCAACAGTCCACGAAAGGCTCATCTACTGGGAATAATAATCAGCCCTCGCAAGAGAAAAGCGGCTTGCAAGACAAATTAGCCGAGAGGCAGGCTCTTCTCCAATCAATAAAACAAGAAGAAGCCGTAGAGAAGCAAGCCAAACTCAACATAGCGGCAACGGAGCATAACGCTGCACAAAGCCAGTTGGCGTTGGCTAAGGAGAAGCAGGCGATAGCGCAAGGTACCCTTGCAACAGCCAAGCAGGAGTACGAGGTAGCCTTGCAACAGAAAGCCCTCGCAGACCAAGAAGCCATGCGAGCCGACGCCGATGTCTATGCGAAAGAGGGCGAACTGAATATTGCCAAGAGGACAGGCGACAAGGGCAAGATAGGGCAGGCGGAAGCCAACCTCTACCAAGCGCAGCTGAGGAAGAATGCCGCCAACGAAGCGCAAGATACGGCAACCGCCAATTACAATACAGCATCACGTAACCTCAATACGGCTACCGATGCAAGTAATATAGCAGCCAAGCAAGCAGAAGCGGCAGCCACGAACGAGCAGACGGCAGCAGAGGCCATGCACAACGCCGCCGTTGAGAAAGCTAATGCTTTAAACTCGCTTAATGCAGGTGAGACGGACAAATCGACCATTGCCGCACGCAAGGAAGTTGTAGAGATAGAAGCCAAGACAGCGGCATTAGAAGCAGAAATACAGAGAAAGAGAGAGCTGTTGGCTATGGATGCCGATGGAGGTACTTCATCTAACGATACTACCAATCCTTTAGTTGCCGATGCTCAATCGAAACTATCCGAGCAGGCGGCAATCAATGCAGGTCTTGATGAAGAGTTTCAGAAAAGGGTCGATATAGCCCAACAGGAATTGACCTCCGCTCAAGAGAATTATAGCCAAAAGGCAGCTGCATTGGATTTGGCAGACCAAGAGAACATCGCGGCTCAAATCAACCTCGCTGACGCACAGGATGCGTTAGGTTTTGCTGATGAAAAATTAAAAAAGGAACAAGATTACCTTGAATCGGTCAAGGCGGCAGTAGAAGCAGGCGAGGCAAGTAATGATGATGTTCAATCGGCTGCTGACGATGTAGCTACCGCAAAAGCTGAGCAGTTAGCAGCGGCAAAGGACTTGGAGACGGCATCGGAAGAAGCTAACACGGCAGAGAAAAAGCTGAATACCGCAGCAGAGGAACTCAACACAGCAGAGAGCGAACTGAATACCGCCCAGACAAACCTCAATACCGCATCGCAAAGACAGCAGGCGGCGAGCGAGGTGCAAGCGACTACGGCGAAAACCGCTAACACAGGAGCGACCGCAGGGAATACCATAGCGGTAGAAACCAATACTCTCGCCACGAAAGCGAGTGCTTTGGCGTCTAAGGCTTTCGCAGGCGTACAAGCTGTTCTTACAGGGGCGATAACATCCACAAAGAACGCTTTCAACGCATTAAAGCTAGCGTTCGCAACAAACCCATTCGGGGCTATAATAACAGGCGCAATGACGCTTATAAGTTTGCTGCCTCTCGTCAAGGACTTGTTAGGACTGAATGAGAACGAAGCATCAGAGAGTAGTGACAGGTTCGGCGAAGCGGCAGACAAGACCATTTCCAAGGTAACAACTCTTTACGAGGTATTAAACAACTCATCTTCGACAAGCAAGGTCTATAAGGATTCGATGGAAGAGTTGACAGGTATCTGCCAGCAATACGGAATTCAGATAGACAAGGAGGGTAATCAGCTAGACCAAATCAACGAAAAGCGAAAGGAGTTGATAGCTCTGATACAGGAAGAGGGAGCGGCAAGGATTTACGCCAACGGAGTGGCGGAAGCCGAGCAGGACTACAGCAAGACCATTGACGAAGCCCAAGAGGCGATGAAAGAGGGCTTGACGGGTGTTAGCGAAAGTATGAAAGGTACGTTCGCCTCCATTTTTACGCAAGGGATAGTAGGCAATATGGACGCTCTGACGGAAGCCTATAACAAGATGCACGCTCTTAACGAGCAGGGATTAGGCGGAACAAGTGAAGGCAGAGCCGCAACCCAACAATATATCGAAATGGTCGAGCAATCTACCGTTGCGATAAGGAATGCCATCATAGCCGACAAGGAGAGGGAGCTTGAACTGCAAGGTGTCACACACGCAGAAGAGCGTCACAGGATAGCGCAAGAGCAGACGAAAGAAGCCATAGAGAGTGTCAACGATGTAGCCAATACGCAGGTCGGCAACATGATACGTGGCAACAATACCTACCGAGATAGGGTTGATGCATTGAACAACGCCAAGGAAGCTACAAGTGGACTCGTGGAGACAACCAGTGGTTTAGTTGGTGAGAATAAACGTTTGGCTACGCAATCATACCTCGCCAATCTCGAAATGGACGATTTAAAGAACGCCTGCCAGAATGTCTTGAAGCAGTACAACAATAATCATCTCGACTGGCAGATAAGCCTGTCGTTGGATAATACGCAAGTTCCTGCATGGATGAAAGAGCAACTGGGTCTGAATAAGAAAGGTGGACCGACACAGAAAGATGTGCAAAAGGGCAAGAATAGGGCGGCTTTCTGGACTTCTGTTGCAAAAACCGTTAATGGCAAGAATCTAGATGGTTATACTGTAAGCGGACATAAATTCACGGCAAAGGAAATAAACCAAAAGGCTAGGGAAAGTACCGCGGGAGCGGCTTTAACAGAAGAAACTTACACCAAGAACAAGGCGCAAGAGGAAAGTACCAAGAAAGAGAGGGAGGAGAAAGCAAAGGCGGCAGCTAAGAAAGCAGCCCAAGAAGCGAAGAAAGCGGCAACCGAACAGCAGAAGTACAACAAAATTCTAAAGGAAACGGAGATAAACTCAAAGGAGCAGGATGAGAAAGACGCAAGGAACACGTATTATTCCGTTGAGCAAGCCGCCATTGACGGCATGAACGAGGGCAACGCCAAGAAATTACGGCAACTCGAGCTCAACTACAAAAAGGAGAGAGACCAGATAGACCAACAGGAAGCAGACGCCTTGAAACAAGCCCAAAACGAGGCTAAGAAGCTCTACGAGGCTAATCCTAAGAACAAGGGCAAAATCTTCGAGGATAGCGCAGAATACAAAAATACAACCAACTCTGACACCCAAAAGCGTGGATTTGACGCTCAAAGGCAGAGTGCCGAGATAAAGTACAATAAGTCTGTCGAGGATGCTCGCAAGTCCGAGCTTGAGTCCATGCGAGAGTACTTAAAGGAGTTCGGTACTATCAAGCAGAAGCGTGATGCTCTCATTGATGGGTGGAACGAGAAGATAGCAGGTGCGCAGAATGAGGGCGAGAGACTGACGTTCGTGCAGCAGAGAGCCCAAGCCGTAAGAGACTTCGACAACGAGCAAGTGAAGAACAACACCGACTGGGAGCAGCTGTTCGGCGATGTCGGCACGAAGTCCGTAAGCCAACTGAAGAACACAAAGGCGGACTTAAAAGCGAAACTCGATAACGGAGACCTCTCCGTCAAGGACTATCAAGCCATCGTAGAGCAGATTGACAGGATAAACGACGCTCTCGTTGACGCTCAGACGAACCAGAGCATATTTGGCAGTTGGGTTACCGAATACGGCAAGGAGCGCAAGAAGATTGAGATGGAGATTGCCGAGGCCATGGAGCGGCAGGTGGAGGCACGGGCTCAGCTCCAAAGAGCGGAACTCGAAAAGGACAGTGCCCAACTCAGCGTGGAGAGTCTTATGGAGAAATATGGGGTGAGCACAGGCAAGGGGATGGGCAAGGCCGAAGTCTCCGATGCACAGAGTGCAATATCCAAGGCTTCCTCTAAGTTTGGCGCAGGGAGCGTTCAGGTGAAAGCGTTGCAATCGGCTTTTGATAGGCTTGCCCTTTCTTCCAAAAAGGTTACGAGTGCGCAGGATAAGCTAGCCACCGCGACGGACAAGGCGAAAAAGGCGAATGAAAAGAAAGACAATCGGGAGGAGAAAGAGAATTTCTACACAAAGAACAAGGAAACCTTTGATAATATAAGTGCCAATGTCTCGTCCGCACAGCAGCTAGGGCAGATGATAGGGGGGGACGCCGGCAGTTCCCTGTCAACGGCGGCGGAGGGTGTCAATAGCGGAATAAACGCCGTCAAGGACTTCTACTCGGGCAACTACGTGGGTGCGGCCATGAACGCCGTGAGTGCCGTGGACTCCTTCTCGAATGCGCTTGGCATAACTGGCGACAGCGACAAGACCCTTGCTTCCGACATTGAGAAACTGACGGCTCAGAACCAGGCACTGCAATACGCAATCGAAAACTTGACCGATGAGATAAAGGACTCGTCGTTCACGGGCGCCGTGAGTGCCTACAAGCAGCAGATAGAGTACCTAGACCAGACAGCCAAGAACACGCAGGAGATGATGTATAGGAGCGGGGATGCATCGAAAAGCGGCATTATATCAAGCGAGCACTCTTCATTCTATACAGTGAATGATGGAATGCGGGATGGTCAAAGCTGGAATCGCATATCACAGGTGGCTGGTGTCTCCGTGAAGTCCGCCCAAGACTTCTTCAGCCTTACAAGCGAGCAGATGGCGAAGGTCGCCAAGTACGCCCCCGAATTGTACGCCAAAATAAAGAATCTGGCGGATGACGGATATAAGGACGCGTCCCAGTATATGGATGAGTACATTACGTATGGCGAGCAAGCCGTAGAGTTGGCGGACCAGCTCAACGAAAAGCTTACCACTATCACGTTCGACAGCCTAAAGGATGACTTGGCAAGTACTTTGGCTGATTTGGATGCAAGCTTCAGTGACTTAGCTAACAGCATGGAAGGGTATTTCCGGGATGCCATCGTTCAGGCCTTGCTGTCAAGCGAGGGCGTGCAAGACAAGCTCGAGGCGTGGTACAAGGAATATGCGAAAAGGATGGAAGACGGGGTGATGAGTGAGGCGGATAGGGAATATCTGACGAATGACTTCAATTCCATCGCGGAAGACATTTGGACGCAGAGAAACACCTTGCTTGAAGCAGCAGGACTGGACAGCTCTTCCTCTTCCCAGTCCGCCAGTGGAAACTCTGCCACGGATATAACCCAAGACCAAGCCGAAGAGATAAGCGGACGAATGACGGCATTGCAATACTCAGCGGAAGTGAGAAATGAGATGATAAGCCAAGCGGTGGCGCAGATTGTGACGCTATCACAGACACACATCTCACTCACAACGGCAGGCAACCAGACGCTTTCGGACATACTCACGCAGGCGGCACTCGCAAACGGCTTCTTAGAGGACATCACTAAGTACAACAAAATGATGTACGAAAGTTGGGAACTGAAACTAGAAGAAATGAGAAAGAAAATAGCAATAATGTAAGATATGAAAGGTGAATTGACGATAAACGGAACTGATGCATACGATGAGTGGGGAATGTCACTCTCTGACGGAGCGTTGTCAACGCTTATGACCCCTCCCCCCTCCAAGGGCGTGGTGACAAACAAATCACGTCTATTCAACGGCACTATCCACGTGAAAGCGAACCCGAAAGTGGATGAGCACACGATTAGCCTTGAACTCCACTTCCACGCTAGCACCAAGGAGAAGTTTTGGGCTAACTATCAGTCTTTTTGCACCGAACTTGAAAAGGGGTGGTTGGAGATAAAGACCTCGTACAGTAGTGATATTTACCGCTGCCACTATGAGCAGTGTTCGCAATTCGCACAATACTGCCAAGGTCTCGCCAAGTTCACCTTGAAGCTTACAGAAATGAACCCAAAGAATAGAGGAGAGGAGGACATTCCAAATGCATAAGGAATACACCATATGCAGCCCACAGGAGGAAGCCCTGCTGACCGTCTCGATAAACGAGGGCAGCAAGAGACACTACGAGTTGGGGGAGAGCGACTACATCACGTTGATATTCTCGCTCAACGACCCTATGTACATACCTGTGGGGAGCTACGTGACGGACCCGCGCTTCGGGCAGTTCGTCTTCCTCGACGAGACGTACAAGCCAACCTACAACACCTCCACGGGCGGCTACGGCTACGAGATGCAGTTCGACGCTTGGTACTGCCTCTTCAAGAAGTACATCTTCAAGTACCAGCCATCCACAGGTGCGGCTGAAAGCTCGTGGCAGCTGACCGATGGCTTGGATGTCTTCATGCAAATCTTCACAGCCAACCTAAAGGCATTGGGGATAACATACAACAAGGCGGATTACGTAGCGAACATAGATACCTCCAAAATCAAGGCAGGCAAGCAATCGCTCACGTTCGCCGACGTTTCGCTCTACGATGCCCTCTCGAACCTTGCGGAGGCTTTCGAGTGCGAGTGGTGGATTGAGGACAACCAGATATATTTCGGCAAGTGTGAGCTATCGAACAACGAGGCTATAGAGTTCAAGCTTGGCGGCAAGTGCCTCTCAATCAACTCCACGCAGTCTTCCGACGACAATCACAACAGGTACTACGTCTTTGGGTCTGACAGGAACATCACCAAGAAGTACAGGAAAAACCTTATCTTCCGTGTCTCCAATGTGGACAGCACCTCCAAGCAGTTCTACGATGCGAACAGACCATTGAAGACCGACATGATAGCCGATGAAGCAATAGACGGAGGTTCTAGGTACGTCACCATATCAAAGAATATGGGAGGTTTCACTAGCGGAAGCTTCACGCCACTGAACAACGTCATTACGCTGAGCCAGACGATAGGCGAGATACAGCCGGGGGAATACGAGGTCATAGCCCTGCCTACCTATAGGCTAACGGTCTATAAGGACGGAACGAAAGGTTGGTCAAAGAGGGTGAAAGTGTTGTTTCATCTCCTCTACGACACCGAAGAGAAGGACGCCGACGGCGACACCACCACGACTACGAACACCATTGTCCTCGCCAACCATGAGCAGGCTATTCCGGCTTACGACACCGAGACGCTCTATACCATATACAAGAATGTGGAGACGTTCCAGATACCCTCGGGCGCAAAGAACGCATTCTTCAAGCTGACGTTCACGTTCATATTCGACGGCGACAACGGAAATATCAATACAGCCGCATTGAGAATATCCGACGAGTCCTCCGATACCGCGGACAACATCTATGCGACCATCCGCACAAAGAACTATTATTTTAGGTCAACCCTCAAACTAACGTACTTCAAGGACTTGGCTGCCGTACAGTCCTATTTCGACCTTTTGGGGCAGGATAAGGCGGACGAGGCGGCAAAGCAGATATTGTATACCGACGAGAAAGTAGTCAACAACCCCACGGCGGACTCTGACGGACAGAACGTCCTCGTAGCCAGTGGCACGTTGCCGACCGTGGGCTACTACTATATCATAGACGGCGACTTATTGGCTAAGGGCGAAGTGCCTGCGTACTACTACACGGGCTTGTATTCCGAGGATATCGTTGCCAATGGTGTGGTGCAATCAAGGCTCATGCTCCCCAAGTCGTGGAACAACGGCAAGAATTATATCGACTCGTTCAGGTACGATAGCGAGGGCAACCTTGTTCCAATCACCAATAGCGGCTATTTCGACGGCACGAACGGCGAGGATAGCGACAAGCCTGCATTCAACGGCGACACTTCCGAGATGGACATCAAGGAGGTTAACGAGTGCGTCCTTACCATTGATGACGTTTATCCGCAGACAGAGTGCGTGATAACCGACGTTACCACCGATGAGGTTACCGTAAAGAACGACGATGACGGCAGCACGTCCGTAGTCACGAGGTACAACATCAAGTGGAGCGGCTCGCCTACGTCAATAAGAAAATCGGATATTTCCGAGAACAAGAACCTCGCCATCCGCTTTGGCAGCGTTGACGGCACTGAGGGCACGGGCGAGGGGCATCTCATTGGTATGGAGTTCGAGGTGAACCTTAACGACAGCTCCACCGACCACAAGCAGTTTCAGATAGTCATCAACGACGATTACGGGAGAGACCTCCCCGATACCGTCCTTTGCCCGACAGTCGGCGACAAGTTCGTGTTCCTCAACTGGGACGTGTCATTGCTTGACGAGAAGCTTGTGCTTGACGCGGAGACTGAGCTTCTTCACACCGCCATAGACGAGATACGGAAGAAGACGATAGACCCGAACGTCTATGACTGCACGATGTTTGAGGACGCCTTGGCAACCGACGAGAAAGTTGACGAGGCAGGCGACAGCGCAATCACCTACGGAAACAAGGTCTATGAGTTCTACCGCCTAGGTCAGCCAGTGAGGCTCATCCTCCCCACGATGATAGGAGGCGAGAGGCTATCAAGGATAATCGGGTGGGAGTTCCCATTGGACATTCCTGTCGATAACCCTGTCTTCTACGTTGGTGAGAGCGTGGCTTACTCCAAGCTCTCCAACATGCAAGACCAGATAGACGAGCTGACGTACAACGGAAGCACATGGCAGAGCGTAGGCAGCGGCGGAAGCGGCTCTAGCGTCTATGTGATAGCCAAGGGCGACAGCACCACCCCCACGGACACCAACGTCTATAGCGCGAAGATGTCCGACTACCGATATCTGTCTTCCTTGAACAACGACACCGCCAACGGCATAATAACGTTCCTCAAGGGGCTGAAGCTCGGCTCCGACGGCAAGTACTACATCGACGAGAAAGGGCAGGCGG